TGGTAAACCAACATATATTACTTATTATGATCCCCGTAAGGAAGATGTCATTTTTAAACAGATTGATGCCTATACAGCTTACTTCTCTCGTGGTGGTAACAATAAATGGACTAACAATGGTGAGTGGTGTATGACCGAGGAACATATGACTATGAGCCAGGCTGCATCTGAGTTTGAACTTACTGATACAGAGAATAACATTCTTGCAGCTTATACCGGCGGAGATTATAACACTCTTAAGAACTATGTAGGAAATGGTGCTTACTTTGATAGTGGTGATTCACTTCATTCTATTCATGATCAGATACCGGTACAACGCGTCTGGTTTTTGGCACCTCGTGAGATATTCTATAAACAGTCTCCAAACAAACACCGGGATGGTGAGTCATTTTATAATCTTATCGAAAAAGATACAAAAATTAAAAAAGATGAGATACGTAATCGTGCAGTTATATATGACTGTTACCATTGTATCATTCTTGGAAATATAGTTTGTATCAATATGGGAAAACAGGATAATGTATTTCGTCCTAAAGATATGCCAGGACTTCCAGCGCTGCCCTTGGTGGCACGATCATTCAATGCGGTATCAGATAAACCATATAGCATGATCTATCGTTTACGTGAGCTTATAGAGCTTTATGATATTGTGAACTATAAGAAAGAACTTACCATTGCCATGAGTGGTGTTAAAGGAATGATTATGGATAAATCACAGAAACCTGAGTCTATGAGTACCGGTAAATGGATGTATTACCGTAGACTAGGAACTATGTGGATTGAAACAATGAAAAAAGGTCGTAAGGTTCCGGCTACCTTTAATCAGTTCCAGAACTTTGATGATGGGCTTAATGATTCTATCCAGTGGTTTGATGTTATCTTAAATGGTATTGATGCTATGATGAGTAAGATCATTGGTATTACCCCATCCTCAGAAGGTCAGTTTGTTTCTAAGGATCCTGTACAGAACGTAAAGATGTCTAATGAACAGTCAGCTCTTATTACAGAGATACAGTTTGCAGAGAATGATAAGATATTCCAAAAGGCTATTGAACAGTATCTGAATCTTAAGATACAGTTTGTATGGGAAAAGGGTAAGGTAATAAATTATATGAATAAGGATTTAGAAGAAGTACTTATACAGATTCCTCATTCATTCTTAAGTGGTGCTGATTTCCGTTTATATTCAACTAATAATATAAAAGAAGATTCACAGTTGGAAGACCTCAGACAGGTAGCCATACAGTCATGGTCACGCATGGAACTTCCTATTGCATCACTAGTATCACTCTTTAAGATTGATGACCTTATCGAGATGGAACAGTCTCTTATGCACTTTGCTAAAGAAGCTGAAGGTATTCGTCAGAATAATGCCATGGAACTACAGGATCAGAAGGCACAAGGTGATCAACAGACGGCACAACTGAAAGGTCAGATAGATGGACAACTTCGTCAACAGGCTGATCAACTTCAACAGGCTAGTGTACAGATTCAACAAGCACAACTGCAACTTGACACACAGAAGTTCCAATGGGAATCACAGTATAAAGAACGTGAACTGCAAGCCAAGACACAACTTGAAAGTATGAAGGTAGGTTCACAGAACGAACTTGAATCAGGATACCTACAGGAAGAAGCACGTGCCAACAGAGTCAATGAGATGATGAAAGGTTTTGAACTTAAAATCAATGCTATTATGAATCAGATGCAACTTCAACAGGATGATATCCATAATGTAAGGAAGACACATATTGATCATGAGAGTAATATGAGAAATAAGGTAAATCTCAAATCATAAAACATTTACAAAATTATACTGATATAAATTAAAATATTCATATATTTGTAGCATAATTATTAACCACTAAAAACTAAACATTTATGTTTTTAAAAGACTATCAAGAAAAGATTGAAAAAATTCAGTCAGAGAACAAGAAAGTAAATACTTCAAGTCAGTTCAAGTATCCATCATTGTTGGAAGTATGTGAACCTGGTAAGACAGGATTTAAGTGTCGTAAGGATTCATTGCTGGTATGCCCGGTAGAAGTTCCTCAACGTAAAAGTATGATTAAGGTTGGTAATGAAACAGTACTTCCATTGGAAACATTCCTGGGAGTATATCCATTTTTAGGTGTTGTCATGGAAACAGGAACAACAGAATATGAAGTTGGTGATGTAGTATATGTCAATCCATCAATTGCTGGTAGGGCACCAAACTTAGTTATTAAATGTGCTACTGCAGTACATCTGTTTTCCAGTGATTGTTACGGAACCAATAAAGAATTTTAATTATGTGGGTATATAAATATAATTTACAAGAAGAAGCCGGAGAATTTGGTGGTGGAACAGGTGATGTAACTATTACCGAATCTATGCGTTTAGCTGCCCCTGAGGGAACGTATAAAGACGAACCTGTACAAACACCTACCGAAGCAGATAAAGTTGAACCAGCAGCCACAGAAGCAGCAAAACCGACTACTCAAACAGATGATACCTTCACACCGAATCCTATATGGGATGCATTTAAATCGGATGAAGGTTTTGTTATGCCTGAAGTAACCAAGGAAACAGAACAGGATTTACTTAAAGCACAGGTAGCAAAGAAATTTGGTTTTGATAATCAACCGACATTACATCCTCTGGCAAAACAGATACAGGAGATGGCCGCCAACAATCCAAATCTTACCATCAATGATTTGGTAGATACTGTATCATCTGATTATGTGGATTTAAAGAAGATGACTACTGATCAAAAAATAGCATTTGATTTTAGAGCACGTTATGGTACTTATGATGAAACAACAAATCCGGATGGATTGACAGAAGATGATATCAATGAAGAAATTTCTAAACTTAGTAAAATAGGTAAACAGGAACTTGCTTTAGAGATACAGTCTCGTGTTGATGCTTACAATAAAAAGCTCATGGATGATTTTAATAATCAGAAGTCAGCACAGTATGAAGAAAATTATACCAAGACACTTGCCGATAACGAAAAGTGGATTGCTGATATAAAAACAAAAGTAACGAATGTAGACACCATTTTTGGAATCCCTGTCAGTCAGGAGGACCATGCTATATGGTTGGATGAATTCAAGACTTTGCTTACCCCTGACAAAACAACAGGAATACGTGGAATAGATATCATGTTGTCAGACGATGTGATGTTATATAAAGCAGCTTTTCTATTAGCCAAGAGTGGGGAAGATAAGATGGTCGAACTTATCACCAAGGGACGGGAATCAACCAAAGAGGATATCTTTAAGAAATTAAAACTTACTCCTTCTTTCGGTGGATCACGAAGAATAGAATCACTAACCATGGATGCTGAACAGGAACGTATGTTACTGTCACAACCGGACAGAGGTTCTAAAAAATAAACGTATAAATAATAATTTACACAATGAGAATCTTACCAGGTTTCCCGAAAGAATTTGCGAATGAAACTCCTACCTCGAAACACATGTCTAAGTACATGATATCGAATCCGGAAATGTTGCCATTCGTTCCAACTTTGTTTGATAAAAATATTACGGCCTTTACATCACTGTTGGCTCAACGTAATATGATTTCGAAAGCGTATGATATTAAAGACCCTGCATCCAGTAAATACCGTGTGGTAGGTAACCGCAAAGTTATGTGGCAGGTAAAAGGTTATCCGGATCGTAAAGGACGTATCATGGCAGCTACTGTATGTGATGCCTATCCAACTACTCCGGGAAAGAACCAATCATGGATTGATATTACCCTTGACACGAACTGGTTTTCACCTCGTGATGTATTAGAATTGGCCGATAACCAAACTTACATCTTCCTTGCTGATTCTCAATTACCAGTAGAGGTTAATGGTGGTCAGTTTAAATATCGTGCTAAGATCAATACGAATGTATCATCTGACTATGTAAATCCTGCTTTACTTGCTATTGGTATGGAAGTTGGTATCTCTCATACTCAGTTTGAGGAAATGTCAGAGACAGCATACGAAAAATATACTTTCAATGAATCAGCCTATACCCATATGACTATCCAACGTCTGAAATGGTCTATCTCTGGTACTGCTAATGAATTCAAACCAAATGC